TCACTCGGACAGTGCTGGCGTCAAGCGACTACGCCGATTACAAGCGGACGCTCTGCGGGACACCCATCACAAATACGCCGTTCGATATCTATACTCAGTTCAGATTCTTGGACAAACGTTTTTGGTCGAATACGGCCTACGGCCTCGGTAGTTTTCAATGCTTCAAGACGTTCTTTGGCATTTGGGTCAAAGGATACAACCGCACTGGCAAGGTGGAGAGAGAGTTCGATCAATGCGTCGGATACAAGAACCTGGAGATTCTGGCAGAGTTGGTTAAATCCATGTCATCCCGTCTTCTAAAAGAAGATGTATTGGACTTGCCGGCAAAGCTCTACTCATACGCAGGCTTTGAGATGACGCCAAGGCAGTGGAAGCTCTACAAGGAATTAGAGGATGAGTTTATGACCTGCATCGAGGGTGACATGATCTTCACACCGCTGGCGATCACCCGGTTACTTCGCTTGCAACAAGTCGCATGTGGTTATCTACCAACAGGTGATGAGAACAAATGTCACTTAATCGACGAAAAGAATCCACGGCTCCGTATGCTGAATGAAATCACTCAGGACTTGCCGCACAAAGCAATCATCTGGGCTCGGTTCATTAAAGACATCGACTTAGTCTGTGAGATGCTTGGTGACAAGGCTGTTCGGTGGGATGGAACAGTTAGTGAAGATCAGCGGGAAGTGAACAAGCTGCGGTTCAAGACAGAGCCAGTGGATAAAGTACAGTTCATTGTGGCGACACCCGATAGCATGGGTGAGGGTCACACATTCAACGAAGCCTTGACGACGATTTATTACTCAAACAGTTTCAAGATGAAAGAACGACATCAGAGCGAGGATAGAAATCACCGTGCCGGGCAAGAAAATCATGTAAACTATATTGACATCGTCGCCGATAATACCAAAGACGTAGCCATTATAGGTGCACTTCGCAAGAAGTTCGATAATGCCTCGACAATTATTGATGGAAGAATTAGAACTTGGTTGTTGACATACGATTCACAAATTGATATATTATGAAAATGAGAAGAGTAGATTATAAAAAAAGTGGATTAACTAAGTCTCCCAAAATAAGACGACTTCAATCTAAGCAAGCAAATGAATTATTGCAAAGTTGGCACTACTTGGGCGGAGTTCGAGGAATATTATTTGCGTTAGGGCATGAAGAAGGTTGTTGTGTTTTTACTAATTGTAGGTCCAGAATATATGAATCAAAACATCCTGGGGTTATTGAATTAGCTCGTATGGTAGGTAAACCCGACCGCGGATGGGCAATGTCAAGTTTAATGTCGCAAAGTTTAAGGTGGATGAAAAGCAACACTGATTATTGTTCAGTGGTCACTTACGCTGATCCTTTTGCCGGACATGATGGAATGGTTTACAGAGCAGCCAATTGGATTTTCGATGGGCTCATACAAAAGGACGGCCACCCCTTATTCATTATCGACAATAAAAGAATCAGTCCCAGAACCTTGTATGATCGTCACGGCACTCAGGCCGTAGCTGCCATGAAAGCTATTTATGGAGTCCGATTAGAGTTAGTTTCTAAACCACAGAAAAAAGATTTGTGATAAATCTATAGCTTATACCATTTTGTTATTGACATACGATTCACAAACTGATATACTGTAATAGTTGGATGACGTGAGATAATTGAGGAGAATAGGATGAGTGCTGAGTGGATCGAGTTTGGTGGCAATTGGGGGTCTTTTCGTGAGCAAGGGCTCAACAGACCAGGAACACAGCTTGACGTTCAGAACTGTTTTGATCTAACCAAACACAAGCTATACTTAATTGGTGACATTAATAAGCTTGGCGGTATTTGTGATGATTGTGTTGGCATATCTTCGCGTGCAACAATCATCCGCTACCGAATACTGGAGACTAATGATGACTAAAAAGAACGCATTACCGTATGACTATACCGGGCTCGATGATGGTTCATCTGTAAATGATGAAGACGTTTTGGGCAGAATCTCTGTGCTCGCCGATGAAATGCACGACCTTGATAAACAGATCGCAGAGTCAGAGTTAAAAACGAAAAAACTCAATGAAGCACATCGGCAAATCGCAGAAGAGCAATTGCCGGAACTATTCGAGCAGGTCGGCATGGAAGAGTTGAAGACACGCTCTGGGCTTCCCCTGAAATTAAAGAACAAAATCCATACCAATATCTCGAAGGGCCGTAAGCCCAATGCGATTGCTTGGCTGGATGCGAATGGTCAGGGTGGAATGGTGAAGCGTTCAGTCATCATCGACTTCAACAAGACCCAAGAAGATAAGGTCACGGCGTTGCTGCGATTAATCGGTCGAGGTTGGCCGAACAACCGAACCGAGTTAAATGTTCACGCCAGCACTGTTAAGGCTTTTGTGGTCAGGCAACTGGCCGAAGGTAAAGACATTCCGTTAGATATATTCGGCGTGCATTGTGTGGACGTCGTAGAGATTACCAGCTCTAAGAAATAACGGTATACCATTTTAACATTTTGAGGAGAACAAGACATGGCAGAAAAGAACGAAAACAAGTTGGCAAAAAAGGAAGCTGCTGGAGCATTGGCCCTTCCTGGCGGTTACGATTACGGCAACGACGCCGGTAGCGGCTGGGAGAACACCGGAACAGAAGACTTTACGATTCCGTTCCTGGCAGTCCTCCAGAGCAACAGTCCACAGATCGCAGAGACCGAGGCCGAGTACATCGAAGGTGCCAAGGCCGGTATGTTAATGAACACGGCAACGCAGGAGCTGTTCGACGGCAAAGACGGCGTCGAGTTGGTGCCTTGCTACACGGAACATCTCTTTGTCGAGTGGCGTAATCGTCAGACCGATGGCGGTGGGTTCATCGGCATCCACACAACAGACTCGGACATCGTCGCCAGGGCCAAAGCTGCATCGACGCAGTTCGGCAAGTACACTGTCCCGGTAGAGGGCGGCGTTGATCACGACCTGGTCGAAACTTTCTATATCTACGGCATGATTGTGGCTGGTGATGATATAGTCGGCCCGTGCATGGTCTCATTCTCCAGCACGAAGATCAAAGCCTACAAAGGCATTATGACGCCCTTGCGTCAGGTCAAAGGCCGTCCGCCGCTGTTCGCATTTAAGCTCAAGATCGTCACGGTCGCAGAGAAGAACACCAAGGGCTCCTACTACAACTTCAAGATCGCTCCCGCTGGCGGCAGTGCGGTAGACTCACTTATCGCCCCGGACCATCCGTTTGTCCTGGCCGGCAAAGAGTTCAAGGATCAGGTTGCTGAGGGCAAAGCCAAGATCGACCACGGTGGCGGCAACGCAGGTGACGGAAGCGGTAACGAAAAAAACGCACCCTTTTAATAGCACACCTCTCCTCCGAGCAGCAAGGGTCATCGGACCCTTGCTGGCTTTTTTCAAGATAGGGATTACTATGAAAGTGACAAAAGACGTTGAAGCCCTTGTTAAGCGGTGGAAGTCCGCAGCAGAAGAAGTGCGGGACTTGAAGCGGAAGCTCAGTAACGCTGAATGTGAATTGAGTAATTCAGAAACAGACCTCGCTAAGTGCCTTCTTCCTGGCGACGCAAAAGCGAATGAAAAGTTCTGTGTTTGGTATGGTGATTCATTGATAGCAGCATGTCATAATAATGGAGCCTACTTTGTTGAGTTAAGGATGCGGGGACGCGGTTGGGACAGATAATGAATCTATCACATCAACAACAACAGGCAATAGACGCCATTGGTAGGTGGATGAAGTCGGATCAGCAGTTGTTCCGACTCTTCGGCTATGCTGGTACTGGCAAGACAACACTTGCTAAGTATGCTGCATCTGGGGCCACGCTGTTCTGTGCATTCACTGGGAAAGCGGCGTATGTATTGCGTCAAAAAGGCTGCGAAGCTTTTACGATCCATCAATTGATCTACTGTCCCAAGGATCGAAGCCAGAAAAAGTTGAAAGCGTTGGAACTTGAGTTAAAGAACACAGACGATCCCGCGAAGATTGATGACTTAGAAAGACAGATAGAATTCGAGCACAAGAAGCTCAATTCACCAAACTTTGTATTGAATCCGGATAGCCCTGTCAAGACAGCGGACCTTGTAGTAGTTGATGAGGGTTCTATGGTAAACAAGCAGATAGCAGACGACATGATGAGCTTTGGCACCAAGATACTCATCTTGGGCGATCCTGCTCAATTACCCCCAGTCATGGGGGCAGGTTATTTCATCAAAGCCAAGCCTGATTTTATGCTCACCGAGATTCACCGACAGGCAAGAGGTAATCCAATCATTGGGCTCGCCACCAAAGTGCGACAACAAGAGGAGCTTTGGCCAGATGGTGACATGGTTGTTCCGTGGGGCAGCGTGACACCCGACGAAGTCATGGGCTATGACCAAATAATCGTGGGCCGGAACGCGACTCGCAAAGCAACCAATCGAAAGATCAGAACCTTATTGGGCCGACAGCGGAATATTCCCGAAGAAAACGACCGCCTTGTGTGCTTACGGAACGACCACGAAGTCGGTCTACTTAATGGAGCGATCTGGAAAGTTGAGTCATGCTTCGATGGGGATGAATTTCTTGACCTAATTGTTTATGATCCAGACTGTGATGCGAACTATATCGCAGTTGAGGCTCACAGACATCACTTCTTATCAGATGCACCCACGCAAATACCTTTCTGGATACGAAAGGAAGCTCAGGAGTTTGACTACGGTTATGCGTTGACATGTCACAAGTCCCAGGGTTCTCAGTGGGATAAAGTCTTGATCTTTGATGAGAGCAGGGCCTTTGGCCGCGACGCACATAAGCTGTCTCTTATACACATCTCCGAGCCCACGAGACCGTACTAGATCTCGTATGCCGTCTTCTGCTTGAAAAAAAAAA